TTCAAGTCAGCACCAGTGACTGGTCTGTTAGAGTTCTTACCGCCAGATACTAATGGATGACCATCACCACCTGTTACACCATCACCACTTGCTGTAAATAAATTTACACCATCTCCAGATTGGAAAGAGTTAGTAAATCCATTATTAAGTGGATAAGCTGATTTGACTTGCTTAGTGTAAGCCATTGCTCTTGCTAATGCTTTAGTATACCTAGCAGATAAACTTACATAAAGATTATCTTCCATAGCTTCCTCAGTAACTGAGAAACCTAAAGCAATAGTTTCGTGTGTGTAACGAGCTACAAAAGATTCTTGTGCTGTATCAAAAGATATAGATGCACCTTCATCTTTTACTGGAGCAGCAGCGAAACCTGATAACTTGAGTTCTTCTTCGAATGATCTCTCAGAATTCTCAGTTACATAGATTTGCTCATGCTCATTCTCGTAATTGTTGTACTCATCTCCAAACAGTGCGTTAAGACCTGGAAGGAGTTGTTTTAGCTCATTTGCTCTTGAAATAGCTGCCATAATATTCTCCTATTAGCCTATGCCTGTTGTGTTAAGTAATTGATGTCCTACGTTGAACATCACCAATACGTCAGTATAGCTGTCTCCAACTTCACTATCAGGACCATCAACAAAGTCGATAATCTTTAATGGTAGTGTGTTGGTAGTAGCTGCTGTACTTCCATCAATCGCATTTCTGCTTGTGCCAATAGATGTTGACCCAGCAGTCTGTACGACTCCGACATTTTTACCCAAGTCATCTTGAGTAAGTGACTCATCTGATTGCATTTGCATTACTACAAATGGATCAGAAGCGACATACGCAACAATATCATCCGCAGCTACAGAAGCTGGAAAATATTGATTTGTGGTGAATTGACCTGTTGTAGGATCAGTATAAGCACATCCAAGGAAAACACCGATTGGGGTTAGAGTCGTTGTACCAGTATCCTTTTGGATAGTAGTATTAGGATTGTCATCTGCCCACTTTACAAAATCTCCATAGAATATGGATGTTCCATATGCATTTTTGATTTTATAATGAGTTATTTTCGCATTGTATGCACAAGATACTAATGAACTTACAGGTCTAGCACCCATAGGTGTAGCTGAACTTGCCATAATTTTTCCTGTTTATAAAATTACTATTACAAGAAACTAGGACTTTTTACCAAAAGTTGTTTGAGATTTTCGTTCAAATACTTGTTTGGTAGCCATTCTAGAATCTTGATCCTTAAAATATACGTTATCAACAGATTCCATTTGATTTTGAGCCATTCTTTGGAAGTGCTCATCTCTAGCTTTCGCTTTCTCTTTTGGCATCTTGCATAACAGTTGCCCACCAACTTCAATATTACCTTTCTCTGCCCATTCAGATTTGTGGTCCATCATGTGAATATGTAACTCAGGATGATCTTCTGCCTTGCAAGGAATCCAACCTTCTCTGAATTTTTTTGAAACATTAGGATTATCAGTGTTACCTAATAAACTTGTTCTTATCCACCTGAAGACCCAACCTTCTTGAGGATTAGGACTTGGTAAGTTAGATGGGTTTTCCCAGCTTTCTGGTCGCTGGACAATCTCTCGATCTTCTGATCCCCTAGGGGTACGCACTTGTTCTTCAGAAGTCTCTACAACTTCTTTATTTATATTATTTTCGTCTGACATTTAAGTCTCCTTTAGTAATTGTTTTGCGTATTGCTCTGGACTAATTCCAAGTTGACGTGCTAATTTAACTTGCGTCTGAGTCAATCGTATACTGCGAGGGTTAGTTTTACCACCAGTCGACCTCGATGCTGGTGCAACAACGTTTGAAGGTTGTCTAGTTTGGTTTTCTTCTTCAATATCTATTGAAGGTTGAACACCAAAAAAATCTGGATATGCACTACGCAATTCTTTATCTATTTCTGCGTAATACTCTTTTGAATTATTTTCTGGGTCTATGCCTTTGTTTTGCAATCTTTGATCAAGAGTTAAAGCATAAGAAGTCATTTCTCTATGCTTTGCATTACTATTATTCATAAACCAAGGGTTTTTAGCTGACCATGCTTGCATTTCTGGATCAAGCTGTTGTTCTTGCACAGGTTGAACCTGTGGTTGTTGTGTTTGAAACTGTTGTGCAAATTGTGATTGCACTGATTCTGCATATCTTCCTGCACTTTGTTCTGCTAATACTGCTCTAGATATTTCTTCTTGAGCAAGTGCCATAGCATCTGCATCACCTTCTTCATATGCTTTTTTATATTTAGCTTGAGCATTTTGTTTTGCCCATAAAGCATTGTTATATGCTTGTTTATTAAGAACTTCACCACCTTGATTAACCATTGCTTGTAATCTTTCATTCTCAGTCATAAGATTTTTAAGCGTATTTGTGGCTTCTCTAGCTTGTCTTTCAGCAGCTTCTTTAGCCCTTCTCTCTTCGTGATATTCGTATTTAATTTTATTTATACGATCACCAGCACGTTTACTGTATTCAGTAATTTCAGCATCTATAGAATCATCATCTATAGGTGCTTCTGGTGTTTCTTGTTTGGGAGGTCTTCTATCCTCTTCTGGAGTGTCATCAATAACTTCAATTTTAAAATCTTCTTCTGGATTTGGTTTTTTAATTTCTGTTTTAACACCAAAAAACTTATCTTCGTTTGTTTGTGGTTTTATTTGTCCATCTTCATTTTGAACAAATTCAGTTTCAATTTTTTCATTTACTTGATCATTCATGCTCTAACTACTCCTGTAGGGTCTTCGACAACTGCTTCCACAGTATCATCATTTATTAAACGAAACTCTTGTCCATACATTTTCATTCTAGTGCCTGAATAAGCACGAAATATTACCCAATCACCTTTTTTACAATAAGGTCCACTTGGAAACCTTCTTTCATCAGCGTATGCATCAGGACCAAGTTCAAGTACAAATCCACAGATATTACTTACTTCTTCATCTCTGATAGTGCTAGATGCTTTAATGATTCCACCATCTGTAACTTCTTCTGCTTTCGGCATAGCAACTAAAATTCTATATCCTTTTGGATCAGGTAATTGTTTTTTAGTTTCTTTATCTACTTCTGGCTTTTTTACGCTTTCTGGTTGAGGTATTTTTTTTTCTTTACTCATATTTTTGCACGACATTTAGGAGTCGAGTTCCTATTCTTCTTTAACGTTCCTTTCTATCCAATCTAAAAGTTCTCGTTCTGCAAGGGCTAAACCCTCGATGACACCAGTCAATCTTTTATACTCTGCAAAATCTTTACAGTTTCCTGTAGCAATATGATCTGCGTGTTCATTCAAAGCATCTCTATATTTTTTTTGCAAATATTCAAAAAGTGATAGCTCTTTGATGTCATTAGTCATTCGTATTGATATCTTTAACTATATCTTTAGCTATGTCAACACCTTCTTTAAATTCTTTTGCTGCTTGTTTTTTATTTTGCAAGTTACTATCTAGCAAATCGCTAGCAATCTTCTGACCAATATTAGCACCTGCAATTTGTTCTTGTGAACTAATTCTTCTTTCTTCAAGTTCTTTTTGATCTTGTTGTTTTTGTGCTGCTAATTGTAAACGTGCTGCATCTGCTTGTGCTTTACGTTGTACTTCTGCTTCTTTAATAGCTATCTCTGCTTGTTTAGCTTGTATTAATGGGTCTTGCATTTGCTCATTTATTCTTTCTTGTTCTGCTTGCATCATGGCTTTTTGTGTAACTCTAGATGCTGCTTCTGCAACAAGCTCAGAAATACGTTTTTCAACATCTGCTGGTAATGGCTCACCAAGAGGTGGTAGCTCTATACCCATTTCTTGTTCCACTTGATCTCTAAACTTCATTGTTAAATGTTCATTAACATAGGCTGATGCAGCAGCTAGAATAGAAGGAGCGTTTGGAGTTTTACCTAAAATGGCTTGTATTTCAGGATTATCCTGTGCTGCTGCAACAGTTTGGATATGTGCATCATGGTCTTGGAACTCATATGCTTTAACTGGTTTATTGTTAATTAAATTTTGTACTGCTGATACTGGATCAACTGGTGGTATATCTCCTACTTCAGGAATAATATCATCTACATTTTCAATACCAAGAACTTCAAGCATTTGTCTATGTAGTTCTCTAAGGTCATACATTTCTGGTGCAGAAGTTGCTAATTGAAATGCTGCTTGATATTGCATAATTCTTTGAGCCATTGTTGATGCATTAGGATCAGATACTGGTAATACATCAACTCTTTGATCAAAGTCTGATGATTTAATATCTTCTTCTTCGTCAGTATCATATGGATAACTTGGATTGCCAAAGTCTTTAATAATGCCAACAAGAATCTCAAATTCTTTTTTCATTGAAGCATGAAGCCTTGCTTGTACTGCTGACATAACTTTCATGTTTCTCTCAAGCAATGCAAGTGTAGTACCTACAGGAGCTTGTGAGTTCATGTCAGACACTTTCATATCAGATATACTTGCGAACCTACGACCTTCATCAACAATAGTGTTGAGCAAGGAATAGAGAGTCTGAGAAGGCTCTTTATAAGGTAAGAAAGTTATATTATCTTTAATAGCACCACCTGGCACATCAACATCTCTAAACTCACCTGGCATGATAGGAGTATCATCACCTTTGATTCTAAGACCTCTAGATTTAAGACCACCTGGTAAATTAGATAAAGTACCAGAGTCAACTAATTGTCTTAATAAACTTGTAGCTGATTTGGCTAATCCACCTATCATGTGAACTAAACCAAAACCATAAAATCCTAAACCTGGTAAGTATTGATAATGTACAAAATGAGAACGTCTTTGTTTTTGCTTATCATCTTCGTAAAAGTTTCTTCTAATACTTAATATTGTTGAACTGCCATAATCTATTGTTACAACATAAGGCAATTGAATACCTGTATTCTCTCCATCAACAGTATCTTCAAATCCTGGTAAATCAAGATTAACTTGCATTTCAAGCAATGTATGACGTTGATCATATCTATCGCCTACATTCTCACCAGTAAGTTCGTTGTATTTTTCTTGTATATCAGAATATGAATTAGTAGGATCAGGCAATTCAATATCTTTATAGAAACCATTAACTTGCATTTTGCGTATTTCATTAAATGATTTACGCATAACATGAGTAGCACGTTCACAAGTTTCTAAATCACTTGCACCATAATTAACTACGACATCTTCTGATGGAACAAATATCCCACTTGGTCTTCCAAGATTAGGATCGTAATAAACTTTTCTAAATGCAGAACCTGCTAAAGGCAAAGAGAATAATAGTTTTTCTGTTTCTGTTCTATATTCTGACATTTCATAAGTCAGCAAATAGTTCATATAGTCTTGTACTCTTTCAGCTTGTTTAGCTTTTTCTTCTGTAATTTTTCCTACAATTTTAGTCTTAACTGGACCACTAGCAGGGAATATCTCTGATATAGCTTGAGATTGAAATTTAATTACCGCCTCAGAGAGCATAGGATGGAATACACCACAAGCTCCATTCCAAGGCTGAGTTCTCTCTTCAATTTTTAAACCAAGTTGATCTAAGCCTTTTGTGTAGGTTTCTTCCCAATCTCTTCTTGAATCTTTGTCGTTTTGAAAAGCAGCAATAAGCTCAGAGCCGATTCTCTCTAAATCATTTTCATCTATAACTTCAGCTAAGTTATCACCAAACTCTGATTCAGGTCTATCTTCCTGTGGATCAAAATCAATTAACATACCTCCATCTTCAGTCTCTATTGAAACTGATTCTGGATTTTCTATTGCAATGCTAATTGCTTCTGGCTCTTGTTCTATTAAACCTTCTACAGGTGTAGCAGGTGTTCTTTCTATTGCCAATATAAACTCCTAGTAGTAATCAGCGACTCTATTATGTTCTAACTCCTCTTCTTCTTCATCTGAGTATAAAGGAACAAAGCCACCTTGTCTAAATCTTAACAGAGCTTGCGTACTGCTATCAACTAAATCATCATGTTCAGCATTTGGGAAAGCTGCAAACTCTTCTATAACTTCTTCCGCCCATCTGGTTTGAGGTGCCCATACAATCCCTGATGCAAATATATCAGACACTGCATTAACCCTTGATATCTTGTCGTTACCTCTACTAGGCGTATATTCTTGAACTGGTATACCCATTTGCCTTAATTCAAATATTAATGGCATCCCTGCTGCTTTTGCTTCAACAATAAAAGCATCTGGTTTGTAGGCATTGTATTTCTCCATAGCTACTTTCTTTAACTCTGGAAATTCTAATCTCTCTTTGTGTGCATCTAATAAAATAATATTAGGTGCATATTGTCCGTCTTCTTCACACTCTTTATAAAAAACACCCCAAGTGGTACAAGCTGAAAAGTCTGCTCTTTCTGATTTTAAAAATGCGGTATCCCAGGATTGAATAATAAATTCACATTGAGGAGGTTCCTGATATTCCCATTCTTGCCACCATTCACGTTTTACTAAAGCTCCTTCTTCAGCAGTGGGGTCTTGCTGATATTGAGCCATCCATTTAGAGGTAGGCAGTTCTGCTTTAAGAGCTTCTAACTCTTCTAACTTCCAGAACTCAGACCATAAAGGGGAGCCAGAGGGTAGTATGGCTGGGAGTTCTATTACCTCCCATTGGTCTGCACCGCCTCTTTTGACACTAGCATCCACGACTTGACCTGTAAGGTCTTTCTGATGCCATCTTGTCATTACCATGACAATAGAGCCATTAGGCTGTAAACGCTGACGAGGACCTGACGTGTACCACTCGTAGGTTCGGTTAAAAACATTTGTATCAGAGCTTGACCCTTCCTGTTCACTGTGAGGGTCATCAATGATGAGCAGGTCAGCACCTTTACCAGTTACAGCACCACCTACACCGATAGCGAAATATTCACCACCTTTATTAGTGTTCCAACGCCCTGCTGCTTTAGAGTCAGCCTGCAAACTGACGTTTGGAAATATTCTTTTAAAATCTTTGCTGTTGACAAGGTTTCTGACCTTTCGCCCAAACCCTACAGCTAACTCAGCAGTATGAGCAGTCTGTATAATTTTCTTGTCTGGGTATCTTCCTAAAAACCATGCAGGTAATAGGTAAGATGCAAATTCAGATTTCGTATGACGAGGAGGCATATTAATGATCAAACGCTTGAGTTCACCATTAGCAACTCTCTCAAAGGCTTCCGCCATTACTTCATGGTGTTTACCATGAATAAAAGCAGACCACATCTCATAAACAAACTTTAAATAATTTTGGCTACAAGCCTCCCTAGCCTTCGCCTCATCTAATTCTTCTAAGAGACTAAGCAACTCCTGTTTGTCTTCAAGCGATAAATTCTGAATCTTTGATAAAACTTGTGAGTTCATATATCTAGTATATACCTACTAATCTATATACCAAATTAAAAATCTTATCTAGTTCCTATAGTAGGTACATACGAGAGGTATGCACTAGATGTCTGGTATGTACTAGGTATATGTATCTACAGATTCTACAATATTGCAGGTCTTCACATGAAAAGTCAAGTATAAATATGAAAATATATATGGGGGGGGTATGGGACCCAACTTTTTTCCACAAAAATAGGGGGTGGG